TTCTATGAGGAGTAAGTATGGAGATAGTAATTGGGATCGTGATTGTCGGTGCCGCACTTTATTTTGTTCGTAGAGAACTAAAGCGTAAGCCTGATGTCTACGAAGTCCCTCCCAAGAGGGACCGGTGATTACTCCGCTAATCATTTATGGAGAAGCCATCTATTGGCTCCTCCTTTTGTTTTTCTGTATCGTAACTAGTGTTTACGCCGAACGCCGTGAAGGACTGACCACTCCCACTCTTTGGGCTATCGCCACCTGGACCTATGTGTTCGGGTTTACCACTTACTCTCCCGAACCAATCACATTCGGCATGGCGATTGTGGCCTACTTCCTTTTTGCAGCGATCTTCACAACTGCCAAGTGGATCAACTTGGTCTACCGTATCGGGTTCTTTGTCAAGACCATCGGGCCTTACACGGAATCCGAGTATGAGCTACGCCATATGGCTCAGCAAGCATTCAAACCGATGAATGCCGAGGACATGATGACGCTTCCTCCTGATCCATATGAGTTTCGTACTCGTATCATGTGCTGGTTTTTCTACTGGCCCGCATTCACCGTGTTCCGCTGCTTCGCTCACTGCGCCCGTTGGGTGAACAGGAAGTCGTGGAGCTTCTTCCAGCAACTAAGCAAGAGGATTTATGCAGATAGAGATTAACCCTCTCGGGGGAACCGCTAAAGTTACCACCATCGAAGCAATGATTGAAGCTCGACAAGAGATAGATGCTCTGGCCAGCTTCAAGGTAGAAAAGGGTGATGTTCTCTACATAGAAATGGGGGCCGAACCTAAGTCCGACCCCCGTCAGTTGTCCTTCAAGTTTTATCCCGCACTTAAGGCTTTCCGACTTCCCGAAGGATAACTCCAGCTTCCCTGAACATCTTCTGAGAAGTGGTCATGCTGTCGTAGTATCTCTCGTTCTTCTCCAGAGACTTGACCACCACCTCCCTCAAGCCTGACTGTATAATGAGCTTCGCACACTCACAGCAGGGAAACAGAGTGCAGTAGATCGTCATACCCGAGACAGAGCCAGCAGCTGCAACAATAGCATTGGCCTCTGCGTGGACTACCATAGTGTACTTGACCTCACGGTTGGCATAGCGATCAATCTGATCCATGACCCCACGAGGAAAACCATTGTAGCCCATAGAGGCGACAGTCCTATCACCCCTCATGATGACCGCCCCGACTTTCGTCGAGGGGTCCTTGCTCCATTCAGCCACATGCTCCGCAAGCGCCATCATGCGGTTATCCCATTTTACATCAGCCATATCAATCTGCTCCACGCTTGAGGCTCACGCCTTTGACTACCCAATCCCTGTGACCCATGCCATCAGGCTCCATTTCAACTGCAAAGTCGAGGTCTTCGAGCATCTGCCCGAACCGCTCGTATGACACAGGTGTACCACGACCAATATCCTTCTGATGGAAGTTGTACTGGTCATAGAGTTCACGCATCATCGTCACTCCACCTTCGTTCATGATGACGTTGGTGTTTGCATCAAGGAAAGCCTTGACCGAGTTATTGATGCGGCGCAACTGCTCCATACGTCTCTTGTGCGAAGCAGGCTTGGTATAATCACCCTGCTTACGCAACCGTTCCAGACCTTCAAGCGCCCAAGCCACGATAGCCTCACGCTCATCGGCAATGATGCTGTCAGCAAGGTTCTTGATACGCTGCTTCTCTGGCACGACGTTATGGAAGTCCAGCATGATCCAGCGACGAGTAAAACCACGACTGGTATCACGACTGATCGGCATGAAGTTAGAGCCGAACCAGTGAGCAGACTTGGGACGATAGCGAAACTTGTCACGACCCTTGTATTCAGTCTCCTGCGGAGAACCTTCAACCACGGCCTTGAACGAGTTACCGGCGATCACCCCGTTCTCGGGAAGCTCGGGGCAGATGTTTACCACCTTGCCGATCAAGCTGACCTGAGAGAACTGCTTGCCCCAGACTTCGGGTGATAGCGAAGCTACCCCCTCGGGTGGAACCAGAGCCTCCAGGATGTCCAGCATCACGGTCTTACCCGTGCCTGCCTTGCCTACGAGGAGGAATGCTCTCTGATACTCCGTAGCGATTCCGAACAGGGTTGCGGCAAATGCCTCTTGGAGACATTTGACCCTGTCTTGGAAATCATCTTCGTTGCCCCAACAGTCGCCGAGGAACTCGAAGAATCGATTAGCCCGCGATGCAAGCTCGGGTTTGTATTCAAACGGAAGGGTGAATGTAGCTCCGTATTTCGCCGAGTGATCCAAGACCACAAGGTCTTCCCCAACCCAACCATTAGCAAAATTGATACCAGTCTCGTAGGCTTCACCGAGTGGCTTACGACACATACGTTCGAGGACCTTCGTGATACTGGCGTAATCGTTATGTCGTTGAACAAGTTTCGACCCTTTAACATTGTTAGCAATCTCCATGTAAATATCTTCGTGAGGCATGTGCTTGAAACACGAGCCATTCCACTGCCAAAAACGATCCTTGTCGAAACGTAGCTCGCCAATTCGTTCAATCTGTTCAAGCACGGCACGAGCAATGGTTTCATGGTCTTCCCAATCCTCACCACCCTCGGCCTCACGCTTGGCTGTCTTGTAGCCCTGCAGAAGATCAGCTTTACCAAACTTAAGGTTATCATTGCCAGCCGACTTCTGGATGAAGCCGATCAGTGCACGAAAATCCATTTCAGAAAATTTATCATCCTTCGCAACAAGCGAGAGAAGCTCCTGAACACGAGCCATAGCCCAATCGTCGTCATTCGGTCGTTCGGCGATCTTACCGCTGAGCCATTCACGAGCCTTCGTAACGGTCCAACGTGAGACCTGATTTTTCTCACGGATAAGTTTGATCGTGTCATTCTCTTCCCACTTCTCATCAAGGTCAGCATCCCAACCTTCTGGAAGAGACTTGCCCTTTTCAAGGTCCTTGACCAAGAACTCAAGCAGCTTGGCTACGCCTTTCCCGGGGTCCATGTCATCGCCAGACACTGAGGCAGTGTACGTGCGAACCCAGTGGGTCATCTGCTCAATAGCATCGGCAAGACTGAACTGAGCAGACTTGTCCATGCCAAGAACGACACGAGCAAGATAGCCAGCATGACGGATCATCTGGACATCACGTTCACCTTCCGGCACGACATCCACAGGACCAGAGCGAGTACCCTTGTTTACCTTGAAGCCCTTGTCCCCGAGAAGCTCACGGAGCTTCTGATCGATGTCGTTAGGCAGCGGTTGGATTTGATCCATGACATCATAGAGGTTGTTGTCGGCAGTGTAAGGCTTCTTCGTATCAGGGTGGATCGAAGGTGGTACAACCATCTGGTTGCCCATGCCGAGGAATTCGAGAATCATCCCGCCTTCCTCGCCACGCAGCTTGAAGTTACGTTGTCCAGACCACTTGTAGATCAAGCCCATACCCTTGGCACCAATACGGGTCCACGGCGTAGGAGGCAGCACCTCCAGAATGGCAGCGATCAGGTCCTCGTCTTCGGTATCGATATCGATAGCACAAAGACCAGAGGCAGCACCAAAAGGAAGTCCGATGTTGTGGTTAGGGTATGCCTTGACCCACATGGCCTTCTCAAGCTGGCTTGGCTGCTGAGTGCCGTAGCGAGTCCAGTCAGGAAGAATGGGAGCCTTACCGGCACCCTTCTCTGGAGAGTCAAATGGTTTTAGCGGAATGACAGGCAGTCCTACTGCCCAATACTGGGGTGCGTGTGTTCCAAAAACTGTCACAATTATTCCTCTTCTTTATACTCGGCGAGTTTCTCAATAATACGAAGCCGCGACTCTTGCGGAAGTTCAGCTTCGAGAATCTCCATGACTAAGGCCATGAACTTGTTTACTCTGTTGATATTACCAATCCGTTCCTTCATGGACAGGATTTTCTCAATCAATGCGGCTCTCGTCTTTACAACCTGAATACGCTCGTGAGGCTCCAACCCTTTGGCGTCGGTCTTGAGAGATTGGATTTCCTTTCGAAGGTCGTCGAACTCTCCTTCGAGTTCAGACATGGGAATGACTGGTCCTTTCTTCGGGCGACCAACCTTGCCTTTCTCCTCACCACCCTCTATAGTAGCAGCTACGACGGGATCGGGGAAGAAGCTCTTTAGCAACTCTCTAGTTTGCTTGTCGTAAGGGGCGATTCGCCCGTCGAGATATTTCGGATCGTTCTCTGCCTGCTCAACTACATTCTTGATCTTCTGTAGCTCAGTCAGGCTGATGGCTGGGTATTTTTCCATACCGGTTCTAATTCCTTGCGTGATTGACTGATAGGCGATATACACAGCCGAAATCCAGCCGTCAACCCGCGCATGAAAAATAGGTCAAGTTGCAAACTTAGTTAAATGAAGCTGTTTTCCGAACTACATAAACAAGCCAGTACGAAGTTCCTCGCCGCAGGCGACGAAGTCCCATTGGGCGACTGGCTTAAAGAGCATACCACGCTCAATCGCAAGCCTTTCAACTTCGACCGCTATCCATTCCAAGAGCAGATTGCGAACGACATGCATCCGAACATGTCGGTCATCAAGTGTTCTCAGATTGGTCTGACCGAAGTTCAGGTTCGCAAGTTCCTTGCCTTCCTTCGCCGCATGAACGGTGTATCAGGCATCTTCACGCTGCCCACGGAAGACATGTACAAGCGTGTCTATACGACTCGTATCTCTCCCATCCTAAAGAACGATCATGTCTTCAACCCACCAATGGTAGAGAAGCCAGTACGTCGTCAGGACCTCATCCAGATCGGAGACAGTTGGGGCTACATCACAGGCTGTAATGAAGGTCCCGCTACCTCTATTCCCGCTGACATCCTGTTCCACGACGAACTCGATCTTTCCGACGAGGCCATGATCGGTCTGTTCCAGTCTCGTCTGCAGAACTCTGACTACAAGATCACTCAAGCTTTCTCTACCCCGACCTACATGGGATATGGCGTAGACAAGAACTTTGCCTTGACCGATCAGCACATGTACTTGGTACGCTGCGAGTCATGCAACCATCACCAAGTCCCCCTGTTCGAACACGATTGGGTTCATATTCCTGACCTCAGCTTCGAGGTAGACAAGTTGGTGGACATGACCCCTGAGCAGATCACGGGGCTTAATCTCAAGAAGGCTTACGTTAAGTGTAGCAAGTGTAGCTCCCGACTGGACCTCCATAATCCTGACCTGAGAGAGTGGGTTGCCAAGCATCCGAGCAGAGACAATTTCAGAGGCTACAAGGTTAATCCGTTCTCGACGGATCGTATTTCTCTGGAGTATATCTTCAAGCAGCTTGCCAAGTACAAGTTGAACGAAAACGAGAAGGGCTTCCACAACACTGTGTTGGGCGAGCCTTACAGCCCCGCTTCCGCACAGATTCCAGAAGACGCAATCAAGTCCTGCCTCGCCTCCAATGGGCGTCAGGTAGAGACCAGTGCTGCTGCTTTCGTCGGAGTCGATATGGGCGCTATATGCCACATCACGGTGGTGGGAGAGCCAGATGAAGGGAAAGACCCTTGGTTCCTGTTCAGGACTTGCCACTCCTCTCAGCTTCATACTGCTCTGGCAGAAATCACCAAGCAGTACAACGTCGTGCAAATGTGTGCTGACCGATATCCCTATACTCCCGAGGTAGACTCGCTGCGTGAGAACACCAGCGGTGTGATGATGCCTGTCGCATATGAAGGCAAGGCTATCCTCGCACCCAAGAAGGACGAGGCGGGTAATCTCATCTATTACGCAGCCAATCGTACCTTCGCACTCGACATGGTGCGAACTTCGATAGTTAATAATGCTGCGGTTATTGGTGGTTACACTTCCCATAAAGACACTTTAATGGCACACTTGAGGGATATGGTGCGTGAAGAAACGCCCGAAAAGGAGCCGAAATGGGTCAAGTTGAACGGAAACGATCACTTTTTCCATAGTATGGCTTTTGCCTTATTGGCGCGTCGAGTTGCGGAGCATATCTTTTTGCATAATTTGAATGATACTGCTATGACACTATCAATTCTTGGGCTGGATATGGGTAAACAGAACGATCCAAGAGACCGGTTTAGAAATAAGGACGTAGAAAAGTATGGCTTTGGCAGATAGCTTCCAGTTTATTCTTCCGAAGAAGAAGAACAAAGCAGGAGGTGCAGCAGCAACTCCAGGATTTAATCCTAACGAAACAGCTATCTCGGTTCCGGGTTACGATGAACACCGTACTAGTCTCTTTGACTCTAGGCTCGCTGACGACAGTCGTACACTTCTTGATAGACTTACCCGTCACGACCCCGACGTATCCTCAGCCATCTTCGTCTACGGTACTATCTCAAGCTCAGCAGACTTGGTAGTAACTGCGTTCGATCTGAATGGTCAGCTAAGTAGAGACGGAATCGCCTTGGCGAACAATATTCTAACCCGCCTTTTCACCGGCAACGACTATACTCTCGGTTACAATGCCAAGTCAGCCAAGAAGAAGTTCTTTGACGATCTTCGTTACAGCACTATGCTTCGCGGCGCTATTGGCTGCGAGCTAGTTTACGATAAGGCTATGGAGCCTTACGAGCTTCGTAACGTGGACATGGCCAGCATTGAATGGGAAGAAACCAAGCCGGGGCAATACGTCCCCTTGCAAAAGGTGACGGGTTCACAGGACCTGATCAACTTGAACATTCCTACGTTCTTCTCGACCAGCTTCCATCAGAATCCTTCGAGCGTCTACAGCTATTCAATGTTTGTGTCGAGTATCAACACGATTGCGGCTCGTACTCAGGTGATTGAAGAACTCTACAACATCATGCGTATGACGGGTTATCCTCGCATCGACGTCACGGTGCTTGAGAGCGTCCTCATGGCTAATGCCCCTGTCGGTCTACGCAACGATGCCAAGAAGCGTCAGGAATTTGTCAACACTCAGATCGCTGCTGTTCGTTCTACCTTCGCCAACATTCGCCCTGACCAAGCCTTCGTTCACACGGACGCAGTCACCGCTGGTATGGTGAACGACAAGAATCCGGGTGCCAGCCTGCAGATTAGCGAAGTCATTGAAACGTTGGACGCTCAGAACCAAGCTGCTCTCAAGACTATGCCTTCGGTTGTAGGCAAGGGCGGAACCGGAGATACAGCATCCACCGAGAGCCGACTGTTTGCCATGAACTGCGACAGCCTCAATGAGACGGTCGCTTCCCTGATGAGTGAAGCTCTCACGCTGGCAGTTCGTATCGCCGGATTCCAAGGTCATGTCGAGTGCTACTTCACTCCAATTGAACTGCGTCCAATCTTAGAGCTTGAGCCGCACTACACGATGAAGGCTTCGAGACTTAAGCAAGACCTCTCACTCGGTCTTATCACCGACGAACAGTATTACCTCGACATGTATGGTCGTTTGCCACCTGAGGGAGCGCCAGTTCTTTCAGGCACTGGCTTCCTTGATCAGTCCACCGTCGAAGTAAACGCCGAAGACATCAGCCCGAACGATGATCCTAATGGTAGAGGTCAAGTAAGTGAGGGCGGTCAAAACGCTAAGTCAAACCGAACACGCCAAGGAGAGGTTCAGAATGGTTAAGTTGCAAACTGGCACAGAAGATACTACGGAGTAATTGAAATGAAAGAATTGACAAAGACTCCATTTATCAACGCGCTTCTACAAGCCACCGTTGGTGTAGGCGTTGATACGTCTAGTCTTCGCGTGTACGAAGTAAGGGCAACCAGCACGGTAGCTCTTCGTGGCAAGCAGGGAACTGTTTTCCATAAGGCTAAGATCAGCCCGAATACCATTGCTCAGCTTGCTCGCCGAGTAAACGAAGAACCCATCCCCTTGATGATGGACCACGATATGCGTGGAACGCCTTACGGCAAGTTCTTCTACGGTGAAGCCATTCCCATGGAGAACGGCGAGACCGAGTTGCGCGGTTATCTCTATGTAGATAACTCGGAAGAGAAGATCATCACGAAACTAAACGCAGGTTCTATTGACGAAGTATCAATTCAGTTTCTTTCTGAGAAGATGCTTTGCTCAGAATGTGGTTACGACTACATGGAAGCTGCAGCCAATGATGATTACATGCCTTTCATTACGCTCGAGTGCGGTGAAGGGCATAAAATTGGCGAAGAAGGAGTACACACTAATCTAATTGGTGTAGAAGAAGTAATGGAATTAAGCTTGGTGAGTCGTGGTGCAGCGAAAAACTCCAAGATTATTGCGCCATCTGATGCTAAGTTGGGCCAAGAAGCTCAGAGACTTGCTGCGGCGGGTGTTGAGTTGAATAATTTTTACTGCACAGCAACAGCTAGTGACCCAGGAGAAGAAAAAGTGGATTTTAAGGAACTAAGCACTAAGCTCGCCGCACTTACGGACGACAAGATCGACCTTTCGACGAAGCTTAATGCAGCAACCAGCGAGAATGAGCGCCTCACGGCAGACCTCTCGGCTCGTGATGAAACCATCACGACCCTGACAACTGAACGTGATGACCTCAAGACGCAGCTTGAAGCTGCCAATAACGACGAAGGTGGGCTGAACGAAGACCAGACGACCGCTCTGAATACCCTGATCGGTAAGCAGTACGTGGCTCTTAAGGCGCTCGACGGTGATACTGACGCGAAAGTTCTCGAAGATGTTCCGGCTATGGTCGACTTCATCACGGGCAACGAAACTCGCCTCAGTGCCCTTATCCCCGCAGGCGGTGCCTCGCAGGGTGCAGGTTCTGACGAATCCGACGAAGATCGCGCTAAGCGTGAAGCAGAAACAAAGCTCAAGGCTCAGGCCGACAGCTTCCGTTCGTAAGAATTAAGGAGTAATAGAATATGGCTTTCAATCCGAATCAGGTAGTGCTTGATGGTTTCACACAGCACGACTTTGCATTCACGATGTTCCTCGCGGCAGACGGTGGTCTGACTGATGATGAAATCATCGGTCGCTGCGTGTCGCTGGACACGAGTGCTGACGCTACTGTTAAGCTCGCCGCTGCTGATGAAGCAATTTACGGTCGAGTTTTCCAGGTCGAAGATCGCTCGCAGGAAGGTGTTGTCACGGTAACCGTGGAAACTCGTTTCCGTAAGCGTCTCAAGAAGGGCACCGGTACTGTAGTCAACCGTGGCAACACGGTTGTTGGTGCAGGCGCTGGTCTCGTTAAGGCAGCTCTTGCCGCCGACCCGGCCAAGAACGTTGTTCTTGCCGTTTCCGGCGAATATGTAATCGTTGAACAGTAAGAACTAGAAAAGATAACAGGAGAATATTGAAATGAACTTTAAGCCCACTACAGAGCTTACTGCTAACCGTCGCCCTGTAGCTGAGGTTGTCGGTGCGCTCAAGAGCGACAACGGCGCTGAGTCTCAGGAAGCCGGTCTTAAGCTGCTTGCTGAGGCCAAGGACTACGGACTCAACACCGCTGACTATCTCCGTTTGGCTGTTCAGCCAGAAGGCGCAGTCGCCGAACTCGGCATGGATGGCTACGAAGCTACCAAGGTTTTCCTTGGCCTTCCCACCAAGAATGACTACCGTAATGCGGTAACGCTGCAGGCTGCTGCCGACGCGTTTGCTTCGTATCGCGGTGTTCGTGCCCTCTTCCCTGAGGTCATTGACGACGTTGTTCAGTGGAAGTACCGTCAGACGGAGTTTGAAACTCCCGAAGCTCTCGTCGCCCAGAGCCGCACCATCAATGGTACGGAACTGATTACCACTGTTGTTCAGGACAGCGAAGAAGATTATGGCCGTTACGGCATGATCGCGGAAGGTGCCCGCATCCCGGTGTGGAGCATCAAGGCCAGCGACCAGTCGGTCAAAATCTTCAAGTTCGGTGTTGGACTTGAATGGACTTACGAGTTCTCGCGTCGTGCTAGCCTCGACCTTGTTACTCCGTATGTTATGCGCGCTGAAAAGCAGACCAAGATTGCTCAGGTTTCGACCGCTTACGCTCTCATGGTCAACGGTGACGGTGTTCATGGTCCTGCTGCTACCCGTGCCGCTTCGGGCATCAACACGGATAACACGCTTGGTGTAACTGGTGTAGCCGCCGGTAAGATCAACTGGGAAATCCTGACCGCTTGGCTCGTTGAACGTGCCAAGGCTGGTGCGCCGATTGATACGGTTGCCGGTAACTGGGATACTTATCTCCAGTGGCGTCTGATGTTCGCTAAGCCGAGCATCGCCGAAGGCATGAGCCAGAGCGAAGTCCTGCAGCGCGCAGGTGTTTCGGCTGCTCAGGCTAACCCGCAGCTTGACTTCAACATCAACTTCGCTCTCGTTTCCGACGCAGCCCCGAACCAGCTTCTGGGCTTCTCGAAGAACGACACGTTGGAAGAACTGATTGAAAACGGTTCGGACATCGAAGAGAGCGAACGAGTAATTAAGAACCAGCGAGTGAATCTCTACAGCACGAAGAACGCAGGTTACCGCCTGATCTTCGGCGACACTCGCCAAATTCTTAACCTCGACGCAGTAGTTTAATCCCCAACAATAAGAGGGCGGGGCTAGTCCCCGCCCTTTTTCTATCAGGAGAGCAAGCATGATTAAGAATGCAAACAAAGAAACTAAGCAGGAAGAAACTAAGCAGGAAGCTCCTGCTCAGGTAGAAAAGGAAGTGGCTACCTACATCCAGGAAGAGCCGAACATGATCAAGGTCAAGACGACCGGAGATTTCGAGCTTTATGACGTTCGCACCCGCAATCGGTATACCAAGGATGATGCTGTTGAAGTCCGTGAAGGTGATCCCTTCGTGAAGACTCACATGGAACGTAAGAACCTCAAGAAGGCCTAATCCGTGATTGAAGCTGGTACGCGTTTTAGACATATGGTGCAATTCGATTCTGGTGCGCCTACCAGTGATCTTATCTATACGCTGACTCGGGCTGACGGAACCATTATCCTTACGGAGACGGTTCCAATCAGTCAGGGTCAGCTAAGTTACGTAATCGACATCCCCGCAGGAAGCAACTCTCTCGTTGCCCCGCTGTTCGAGGAACTTACCCTTGATTGGAGCTACACGACTGCTGACAAGGCAATCGACGAGTCGCTCTCCTACATCATTCACGCTGACATCGTATTCCCCGTAACCAAAGCAGGAGTGCGAGAACTTCTCGGCGTGAACGAAGATGAGTTGCCTGACAACGAAATCAATCTCTTTGAAGGCTACATGGCCTTCCGCAAATACATTGGCGAGTCGGCCGATCTGACACCTTATGAAACCAATGGTAGCTTCGATGCTTACAAGATCAAGAAAGCTATCGAAGCAGCTACGGCACTATCGGTGTTCAACACCATTCAAATTCGTCTGCCTAAGAAGTATGACAGCGGGACCAGCAGCTACGAACGCTGGACTTCCGTAGATTGGGAAAGCATGAGGTTGGCTCTTGAAGGTCACTTGACCTCTGCTCTGGAAATGATTGATCCCGACGCGGAGTTCTTCCCGCTGGTTGACATTTTCGTTCTATCTGATAGAGGTCCTGACGCAATTACAGGAGCCTAATAATGGCAGATAGCCGTTTCGACCTACCCACAGTTT